GACAACAAAAATATCAATTGCATATGCTGTAGCGAGGGTAGCCCACAAGAGGATGCCTTCGTCTTCTTCTGTAAGGTTTCCCTGATTTTCTTCAATAAACTCATTTAGCCCCCCCATTACTTCTTTAGCCCCTCTTTTATTTTCTTAGATATTGCTTTCATTAAAGATTTAGAATAAGAATCGTAGTCAGGATGCCCTTTTTTATATCCTATGAATGGTCTTTCAGGTCTTCCAATGCCTTGATGGTTTCTCCAACCATATTCATTCATAGAAAGAGTGTTTTTACTTGCCTTGATACTTGTAAATAACCACCCTTTATCGATTAAAACTTTATCGTGTCCTTTTTTAAGTTTAGTAAAGGGAGCATTTTCGTCTAATTTGCCACCAGTATCACCTATTCTCTTGTTAATATTAGATAGTGATGCTTTCTCGTATTGTTTTGCGAGAGTATTTACTGTTTCATCTGTAATAGATTTTATCTTATTAGCGAGTTTACCGAAATCAAATGTTGTCTTCACCGATAATTTCATTAGCGAACTCCTCTCCAAGTTTAACTGCTTTAGAATAAAGAGGAAGATGTTTAAGTATTTCCCTCTCTGCTATTTGTTCTGCCCAATCACGAGGATTATCAATAATTTCTTCAACATCCCCATCAAGTTCTATCTCAAACTTGTGAAGTTCCTTTAGATTGCTCACGAACTTTCTCAAAGACTGAGAGTTTTTTGTTTCTTGATTTATTTTCTTTGATTTTGGCATCTGCCTCTTCCTTAGTTAAGTCTTTATTATACTCTACAAGTAAATCTACCTCGTTGGTTAAATTTAACTCTAATCTATGCTTATCCCAAAGTATTTGGTCTTGTACTGTCTTTGGATACTCAGGTTCGTTAAAATCAAGCCCTAAAGAATCAGGTAAAGATATACCATGTGCTTTAGCGATTGCTTTCTCAGCAGAATACATATCTTGTTCATGTATTTTCCAAACATCAAGTTCATCTTCATAATCTTCGGTTCTCTCAAGGTCTTTAATCATCAAACTTATCCCTGATGGCACTTCACCACCCTGTTCTGACCAACTAACCCATAGATGATTATTCTGTGCTTCAAGTTCTATAAGGAATTTTGCAACTTCGATAGCATTTAAGACATCACCTGCAGGAGAAACTACTGAATAGTCAGCATCTTCAGGGATTTCTAAGGTTGTATCTGACCCTACACGCATTTTATTTGGCAAAGTAGCACCTTTTAGTACAGGTTGCCCAAACATTTGGTATCTTTCACCTAAAAGGAGTTCGGTAAGGAGAATGTTAATGTGTTCATTAGCATTTATGAGAGAATTAGCCCCTTCTACGAAGAAACCATCTGTTTGAGCCTCCCTGTGAGTAAATACGAAAGGTAATTTACCGTATCCATGTTCTTTTTCATCTAAAACATTGCTATTCCCATCTCTTAGAGACCAAATTTCGCTATCCCAGTACATAAATCGTTCAGGATTTGTAATAGAGGCATCTTCAGTAAAGCCCATAACAGGGTAAGTAACTGCCACAGGGTCAAAAGGGTCATCCCCAAAGATAGGGTTAAAATAATATATCGGTCTGTATTCAAATCTATCTCCTTTCCACACAATGTGTGTTGCGATAGTTCCCAACAGTCTTGTCATTCGTTCTATATGCTTCATACGAGCATTTTTCGTTACAGTTAAAGCATTATACCTATCTCCTGCACTTCTCGTTGCTCCTATAGTGTATATTCGGCTAAACTTGTTAATAAAACGATTAACAAAGTTAGTTTCATAAGGTGGAATTTCTTTAAAGGCATCTCCACTAAAATAGCCTTCAATATAGTCTGCAATATCGTTACCATTATAGAAGTCCAGTAACTTCCTTACATAATTTTGTCGATTTATTGCATTAAATGCTTTTAAATCCTTAATTGATTCTTCAATAACTCCCATTATCTTCCCCTTAATTTAACTGCTCTGTTTTTCATTGGAAATCTGTTGATGAAGAAATATCGTAACATATCACAAGAGTGGTCGTGATAGTCATCTTTAACTGATTTTTCTCCACCTTTTTCATATCGTAAAAATTCTAAATCTTCTTGTATTTCTGTGCATTTTTCATGAATATGGAATCTTCTGAGTCCATCTGCATTTTCCATAAAACTTCTTGTGTGATTTTCTCCTGAAGGCTTATTCTTAGACAACCTATCAGTTACCGAATCTACTCTTATACCTTGCTGTCTAAAAATTTCTATATCGCCCATTCCTGACTGACCCTGTCTCTGTTTACCTGCAGGGTCTCCAAAATATTGCGTGATATGATATGGTTTTGATTTTATTCTACGAATCAACTCATCTGTTTTAATGTTTGATTCGTGTCCAATCTCATCAATCATATTAATATGCCACTCACCCTCCACTCTGTAGCATTGAAACCACCCCACAGAAGGCATCCGATACCCAAAGTCAATAGAACAATAGGTCTCCCAATCAGGGTTATACGGATATTTACCGACATCCTTGTTTCTATCAAACGGGTACACCATCCCTTCAAATGAAGTAAATTTAGCACCATATTCTTGGTCAAAAATCTCTTTTGTCATATTCCTCTTTCTTTCGAGGATTACAGGTGTTTTTTTACCTTGTGGATATGCAAAAGTATTTTCCCAAGCTGGTGCTGTGTGAGATTCCCACATTGGGTCTTGTTTGCCCAATATATACTTCTCGTGTACCCAATTAAAACCTTGTGGAGTAGTGATAAAAACTGCCTTCCCATTTCTTCTACCTACAGCAGGGGAAACATACATATCCCATATCTCAGGTTTCATTTTAGCAGCCTCATCTAAGATAGCCAAATCATACTCATCACCAACAAGCGAATCAGGGTTATCTGCCGACAATCCCTCTATTGTACTACCCCATCTAAATTTTACATACTGGTCTTTCTCCGAACTCTTAATAACATCGTTTTTATTAGGCAAAACCATTGTTTGCCATATATTATCGAATAAAAGTTTGGATTTCTTATAGGAAAGTCCTATTAATGCCACCTTTTTATCAGGAAGTGATGCAATATATGCAGCCTCCATAGAAGATGAGTAGGTTTTCCCATAACCTCTACCACAGACTATGACAAAAAACCGAGAAGTTGATTTGGAAGGGAAATGCAATTTGCGTTGCCCCAAATGAGGTTTATACCCCATAAAATCAAACCATTCTCTCTTAAATTGTATTAATTTATCCAAAAATTTGCACCATACAACTATTCTAATTTAAGTTATGTGGACTGTATTATCCTAATTTTAGGATATTCGGGTCTTTTTATCGTTTTTTAATAAGGAGGACAGTATGTCTGAAGAAACTACAGTAGCAACCGAAACAGTAAGTGAGGGAACTACTACAGAGAACTCTAATGCTACGACCGAGTATGGCGAGTTAATTGCAGAAAGCAAAAAGTATAGAAAAAGGTCGCAAGAGTCTGAAACAAAAGTTGCTGAATTAGAGACTAAACTTAAAGAGATTGAAGATTCCAAACTCAAGGAAAAAGAAGAGTATAAAACTCTTTATGAACAAGCCAAGAGTGAAGTGGATGATTACAAACCTTTTAAAGATAAGCATTTAGCAATGGTTGAGGCTCGAAAAGAGGCTTTACTTCAGGATTTCCCTGAAGATAAGCGAGATGTTTTTAAAAATAAAGATTTGGATGTGCTTGAGTTTATGCACTCGGAACTCAAAAAACCCACACCCGACCCTGATATAAAGGGAGGTGTTTCAAAGGGAGACTTTGATATAAAGGGTATGAGTTTATCCGAACAGCGAAAGAACTGGGCAGACATCCTTAAAAGTAAAAGGAAATAACAATGGCTAATGTAACTACAACAACTGCTGCAAATTTCATTCCTGAATTATGGAGTGATGCGATATTAAATTATGTCGAAGCACAGTTTTCATTAAAAGACAAAGTAACAGATGTATCAGGATTGCTATCAAGTGGTGGCGATACTTTACATATACCTAAAGTATCTGAAGAAACTGCTGCTGCAAAATCAGGAGATACTGCAGTAACTTATGGGGCTAACACAGATGGCAAAGCCGATTTGTCGATAGACCAACACTTCTACGAAGCAAAACGAATTGAAGATATTGTAAAAGTTCAAGAAAGTGCTGACCTTTTCAATATGTATGCAAAATCAATGGGTTATGCTTTAGCGAAGAAAATCGAAAATTACCTTGCAGTTGATATTATTCAATCTGCCACAGGTAATGATGTATCTTTGGCTACTGATAACGCACCAACTGCTGCAGAACTTCGTTCAGGGTTGCAATCTTTGCTTGATGTAAATGTTGATTACACTAATGGAGAATCTTACTTGTATGCTTCTCCTGCTGCTTATATGAACATCTTAGGTCTTCAAGATTTCTACGATGCTTCACGCAGAGGTGATGACCAAAATCCTAATGCTTCAGGTGCTGTTGGACATATCTATGGGATTCCAACTTTTGCTTCTGTTGATTGGGATGATGATGGTGGAACTGGGGATGAGACATTATCTATCTTTACTAAAGATAGTATTGCTTTTGCTATGCAAATTCAGCCTCGTGTACAATCATCTTACGACATCGACCATTTAGCAACATCTGTTGTTGCTGATGTATTATTCGGTGCTGTATTGGTTCACGACAATCAAGTTGTAAACTTTAACAATCCTTAATAGGCGAGTTGAGTGATAACTAAAAGGGGGAGGTTAAGCCCTCCCCTTTTTTTTTAGGAGTGAAATGCAAATAAGTACTCATTTTTCAAAAAAAGAAATGGAATGCCCTTGTTGTGGATATTGTGAGATTGATAAAGAATTTATCGGAAAATTAGAGATAGTTAGATTACAATTTGGTTATCCGATGCCAGTTACTTCAGGCTGTAGATGTGAAAAACATAATGCTGAAGTATCTTCTAATTCACAAGGCGACCATACAAGGGGATTAGCAGTTGATATATCTTTAAAAGACCGTTACAAGAGAGCAAAACTTCTTAAACTTGCTTTAAACATAGGATATTTTAGAGATATTGCAGTTGGCAAAGACTTTATTCATCTCGGAAGAGGCAAAGAAAGGCAAGGATTAGGAATTTATGGTTGATACGGTCAAAGCATTAATGTCAAAACAGGGAACAGGAATAGTATCTTCTTTCGGTAGTGTAGGTTTATCTTTAACAGAATTAGAAGTTTGGGTTAAGATTATTGTACTTGCATTAGGTGGGTTTATTACTCTACTTAATATTATTTGCCGATTCTCCTCAAAAAAGCATAAATTTTGTAAATAAGATAAAAAGGTGTTAAATTACGGGTATGATATGCCCACATTGTTATTCGGATTCCGTTTTTAAAAATGGAACTCGAAAATTAAAAGATGGTATATTCCAACAATTTTTTTGTAATAATTGTGGAACATACTTTCGAGAAGGAATAGAGGATTCAGACCTCGTTGTTGAAAATGTGCGTTTAGCCAAG